GTGCACAACGATTTTGCAGGGACGCCGCGCGTTGAGAATAACGGCCCGGGCCGCTACACCATGCAGGATATCGGCGAGCTGGCCTCGCTACTCTATCGCCAGCTGGATGCGCTGGCTTTGGCGCAATCGCGTCAACGCTTGGCAGACCGTGAGCCACCGGCAAGATACGGCATATTTGCCGATGCGCATGTGGATGACCGCTTTCGTGATGCGGGGGCAGTGCAGACACTGGCCTCCTCTGGCGGCGTCTTGGCGCTGGCACTGACACCAACCGTGCATAATCTGGCGCTGCAAACCGTGGCGACATTGCCCTACACGCTGGAACCAATTGTCGAGCAGCCCCTTAAAAACGACTGCGTGAAAATCAACCGCTTTGCCAATTTCGAGCCTGATCCGGCAGAGATCGAGGTTACTCCTGCCAGCGATTTCTGGGTGGATGTGCGCGAGGAATGGGCCAGCCAACGCACCCGCACCATTCGCGGCGGCGGGCCGCGCACGGTCAGCAGCGTGGAGCAACTGGGCGCCCGCGAGGAACCTGCCAGCTTCATCCGCGCGCAAACGCTGGCAATTGATCTCACCCGCATGGCCGCAGGCGAACGGTTGGAAACTCTGGAGTTTGACGGCGTGGACATGACGCCCGCAGGCGATCATGTGGCCGATGAGGACGGCGCTTTGCAGATCGCCCTGCAAATCCCTGCGCACACATTCCCCACCGGCGAAAAACTGGTGCGGGTGACGGGCATGGCTGGATCGTGGGCCGAGGCGAGCTTTACCGCCAGAGGGCGCACACTGGTGCAGATGCGGCGGCGCGTGATCACCCGGTTTGAGCAGGTGCCACGGCGGGTGCGCCGCCGCCGCAATGATCCGCGCGGCCAGATCGTCATATTGCCAGAGCAGGGCCGCCACCTGGGCGCGTTCTGGGTGGAGTTTTGCGCCATTGGCGACAAGGCGAAACCCGTGGTATGCGAGCTGCGCGCCGTTGGCGGTGATGGCGATGTGCTGGATGAGGTATTGGCGCAAACGCAGGTGGATATGAGCACTGTGAGCGCAGGCAACTGGACACAGTTTGTATTTGCCGATTTGCCTTATTTGCCACGTGACCGGCGCTATGCGTTGTGCCTGCTCACCGGCGATAATGATCACGCCATTTCCCGCGCCATTGTGGGCAATGCGGTGGATTTTAACGATCAGATCCGCGTGACGAAAAACGCTTACGCATTGGGCAACGAGGTGGAGAGCTCTACCGGTTCCAGCTGGAACCATTTGCATGACAGTGATTTGAAATTTGCCCTGCAAGCACCGCGCTTTACCCAGCTGGAAACCCGGATTTCCCTTGGCATGGTGGCGCTAACCGCCTGCTCGGACCTGCTCATTCGCGCCGCTGTGGAGCTGCCCGAGGCGGGGTGCAGCGTTCATTTCGAGGTGGAGCGCGCCAGCGGTGAACTGCTGGTGCTTGAGGCCGACACGCCGTTGCAACTGGATGCGTTTTTAGATGAGCATGTGGAGGTGTTTGCAGTGCTCAAAGGCACGGCCACCGCCAGCCCGGTACTCATGCCCGGTGTGCAGCTCATCGCCAGCCAATTGGCATCGAGCGGCCAGTATGTCAGCCGTGCATTCAAAGTGGGCGGTGCGGATAGTCTGCCGGTGCGGGTGGATGCGCGCCTGCCCGTAGGGGCAGGGGCTAAAATTAGCCTGCGCGATAAAGCGGGTGGCTGGGTGGAGCTACCGCAAACCGATAGCGAGCCGCTGGATCTGCCCGGCTGGCAGGATTTGCGCTTTAGCGCGGATCTCACCGGTCAATTGGGGCAAATGAGTGCGGTGAAAATCGAGATGACGGGCACACCGGCGGCGCGGCCCTACATTGCGGCCACCCGCGCTGCGGCGATTTAGGAGAGGTGAGCGGACATGGCAAAAACGGATAATCTCGGCCTTGATCTGATCGACGGCACCACCAAAAATGTCGCTGAGGAATGGCCCAAAATCAACCATAATGCGCAAAAACTCGACAGTGAGGTGAGCGCGGTTAAAACGCAAGTCGCGGCCAAAGCGGGGGCCGATCACGGCCACCAGATTGAGGAGGTGCAGGGGCTGGCGCTGGAGCTGGTCAAGAAAGCCCCGGCCAATCACGGCCATAAACTGGACCAGTTGAGCGATGTTGAGGCGCAGGCCGCGCCCATCGGGGCGGTGCTGGTGAAGCGCCCCTCCGGCTGGCAGCCACTGCCCGGCGCGGCTGCGGAAATCGCCAAGGTGAAGGATAAGGCCGATGCCGCGACCACAGCCACCGCTCTCCAGCAGGTAGAGGCAGATGTACAAACAGCGCTAGAGACAAAGGCGGATAAGACAGAGGTTGACGGGTTAAAAAGCTACGTCGGCATAGAAGAAATAATCATTACTAAGTCAGGCCCATTCCCACTACCTCAAAGCGCTTTCGGTCCTCTGAGTATCGAAGTTGTTGGCGGCGGTGGGTCTAGGATCAGTGGGGAATCCTATACCGGCGCTGGCGGGTATTCCAAAAAAATACTGTCTCCAATCCCGAGCGGGCTTGTTTTGGATTGCGAAGTAGGGCGCTCCTCCCGGCCCACTGGGGGGACAACATCAGTGACGGCGGTTGGCGTGAGTATGCACGCTACGGGGGGCAGCAAGGGCAGGAAACGGGGGCTAGGTAGCGGTGGGGACGTAAACCTTGGCGGCGGCCAAAGCATATACCCCACAGGGGAATATATTCCTATCAAACGCTCCGCCGTATGGCTCGTGCATGGCATGGGTGCGTGGGCGGGGAGTGGCGTTGAAGTAAATGGGCAGAACGGTGCAATCCGTCTCAGGTATCTAGTCAATAAGCCGTATAATGATGCAATCACCTTGTGAGGTCACATGACAGCAACCTTCAAAATATTGTCTACGAAAAATGTGATTGTTGGCCGCGCTACCCCTGAGTTTGAAAACTGGCTCACCGGCAAATACGGCGCGGATGGCTGGGAACGTGTTCCGGACCCAGAACCAGAGCCCCCAACCCGCACCGAGATAATCACGCAAATCAAAGCCGAAGCACATCGCCGCATTATCGCGTTTTGTCCCGAGTGGAAACAGCGCAACCTGACAGCTCGCGGCACCGAGTTTGCGCTTAAACTCTCGCAGGGCGGCACACTCACTGCGGCAGAGCAGGCAGAGGTCGAGGCTGGGCAGGCGATCTGGGACCACATCACCGCTATCCGCAATGCGTCGGATGCACTTGAGGCCATGGAGCCACTGCCTGATGACATAACCGCCGCTGAGCTGTGGCCTGATACGCCAGACTAAACCACGAAAACCATAACCCCATAGTTAAACCACCCCGCCCACTGAGGCGGGTTTTTTATTGCCTGCCGTCCGGCGGGGCGACACGCGATGGAGACCAGACATGAGCAAAATTATCGTTGGCTCTCGGGCCAGCTGGAGTATGGGCGGCGAGCCCCGCCCCGTCCGCAATGCGGATTTTTCCACCCTTGGCATTATCGGCACCGCGCCAAACAAGGCCGCTGAGCTGGAATTTAACCGCTGCTACACTGCGGCCAGTAATGATGCAGCATTTTGGAAAAAGCTGGGCGATGGCCCCATTGCCGAGCAAGTGCGGGCCAGCGCCATGGCACTGGCCGAGGGCATACACGCCCACTGGGTCACCATTGTCATCGTGCCGGAAGGGGAGAGCGACGATGCGCTCACCAAGGCGCGGCAGGAGGTGGCCAATGTGGCCGGTGATCCGGTGCTTGGCACTGGTATCTACACGTTTAAATCAGCGCCCGCGCATCAGGCGCGCACGCCGCGGCTGCTCTCTATCGCGGGTGGACTTTCTGCTGTGGAGCCGGCCGGCGGCGGCGCTAATCCGGCGGTGCAGGCCATGGCGGCGGTGTGTGACGCGCTTTACGGATTTGGCTTTGTGGATGGCAGCAGCAGCACACTGGCCGGTGCCACAACGCAGCGCGGGCTCTACACCTCCAAGCGGCTGCACATTATCGAGACAGCGGTAGAGGTGGCGCGGCCCGATGGTACGGCGATCAAACCGGCGTCCGGTTACGTTTGCGGCCTACAGGCTGCGGTTGACTACGAGCACGGCGGCATTCCCAGCCATGTGGCCGGTATGCGCGAGATCCGCGTGGCGGGGCCTGCCCGGGAGATCCCGTTCGCGCTCAATGATGGCAGCACCGAGGGGCAGCGTTTGCTGGAGCTTGGCCTCGGTATTCTGGTGCGCGGCGATGCGGCCTCCGATTTTGCGGCCAGTGATGGCGGTACGCTCTACATCGGCGCGCATACCTGCGCCAATGAACCACTGGAGCAGTTCATCAACGTGGTGCGCATGCAGGACTACATCGCCGTTAACCTGATGAAGGCGCTGCGGCCGTTTTTCGTCAAATACAACATGGCCGAGCGCGCGGTGCGGCAAGCGGCGGTGAAAACCCAGCAGCTATGGCTGAGCAAGCTGGCCCATAAAAATGTGATCTATCCGGACCCGCGGGTGAAGTTTGTCCCCGGCCCCAGCGCGCCGGAGGATTGGCGTCAGGGTAAATTTGTCACCACCGCTGCGGCAGAGCCCTCCGCTCCGCTGATGCGTATTGACACGCAGATTACGCGGGACCGGCAGGCGATCGAGCTGGAGATCGCGCAGATGCAGGCGTGGAGCGCCAACTACCTCTAGGCCCACGCTGGCCTACATGGTGAAGCCCTGATTTTTTAAAGCAACTGGAGGCATTTATGGCCGAAACATTCCGCATATTGAAAAAGGTGAGCGCCACCTGTTCGGCGCTGCCCGATGTACTGTTGAAAAACACCATCGAGGAGGTGGCGCTGCCGAACCTTGAAGAGGTTTTTGAGGATTTCGAGGGCGCAGGCAATGCGGGGCATACCGTGGAATTTTCCACCGGCCTGCGCGAAAAACTGGAGGTCACCCTAAAACTCATGGGCACCCATAGCGAGCTGCTGCCCGCCTTTGGCCAGCGTGCCATCTGGACGCTGAACGGCGTTGTCGAGGATGAGCGCGATGGCAGCCAGCAGGCGCTGGAGGCAGAGATCACCGGCCAGCTGGCCAAACTTACCGCCGACAGCAAAAGCGGGCGCGGCCTGCATGGCCACGATGCGGCGCTCAAGGGGATTATGAGTTACCGCCTCACCGACAATGGCGCGGTGGTGTATCACTGGGACTATTTCGGCGAGGCGGGGCCCGTCATCGGCGGCATCGATCGCGGCCTGCGTGAACGCCAGATCCTGATGGGCTAGGCGCAGCGGCGAATTAACTATCATTCACCCCTGAGGCGGGCCGCATGGGTCCGCCATTATTATGAGGTTTTATATGGACCAGATTGCTGTGATTGCCCATGAGGACGGGGCGGAGAAAATTATTCAAACCCTGCATCTGCCGCTAAAAACCGATGATGGCGCTGAGCAGGCAACGCTGATTTACCGCGAGCCGTCGCTGAGCCAAATTCGCAAAATCGATGAAGCGTTTAACGAGCGCGGTGCATTGGCGGGGCGGCTGGCGGCCATTGCGGCCATGAGCGGGGTCGCGGAGGATGAATTGCTGAAGGGCCTGCACCGACGCGATTGGGAAACAGCTGGGGCGATTGTGGATCGGCTGTTTTTCGGGATTGCCACTGAGGGTGACGCCAAAAAAAACAGTTAGCGCCGCTGGCAGCATGGCGCGGCTGGCAGTTGCCGCGCCGCCGCGCGCGCGAACTGGAGGCGTTTGCGCTGCTGGCGCGCACCTACGCGCTTTCCATGAAAGAATTTGAACAGCTTTCCTTAAGTGAAATCAAAGCATTGCTAAAGAGCATTGATAAATGAGGTGATGCCCCATGAGCCGGACAACAGTTGAAACCTCGCTCTCCGTAAAAGCGATTAACCAGCTTTCTGCGCCGCTGAAGAAAATGGCGGGTGATACCAGCAAATTTGCGCAGGCCGCCAAGAATGATCTGGCAAAGCTGGAGCGATTGCGCGGGCCGGTGCGGCTCATTGAGGATTTTCGCGGGGCCGAGCACGCCAGCAAAAGTGCGCAGGCAAAATTCCAGCGGCTGCGCGACCGTGTCCGCACGCTGAAAACCGAGATCAAGGCAACTGAAAACCCGACCAAGGCCATGCGGCGGGCGCTGGACAGTGCCCGCAAAGCTGCCGAAAAAGCCAACCGCCAGTGGCGGGAAACCACAGGTGCGGTGAAAGAAAAGCGCCGGGCCATGGACAAAGCGGGCATTGCTACCAGAAAACTGGCGGAAGAGGAGGAGCGGCTAACGCGAGAACTGCGCGGCTCCAAATCCGCGCTGGATAGCAATTGGCGTGCCTATAAAACCCATTTGCAACAGCGCGAGCGGGCCATGGAGCGCCACCGGCAGTTTCAGGAGCGTATGCAGCGCGGCATGGCGAAAGTGGGGGCGGGCGTCGCGGCAGGCTACGGAGTTGCCCGAGCTGGTGGTTATGCCTGGCGCAAAATCACCAGCGAGGCGCAGTACAAGCAGGACCTGACCCGTTTTGGCATTAAGGCCGAGATTGCCGATGAAGGGGCAAAAGACAAGCAAGGCAACCGCAAAATAGGCGTTGATGATTTTGATGCGCGCATCAACGCGGTGGCGCGCACCTACGCCATGGATCGTTTTGAAATTGCCCGTGCAGCGTTTACAGCAGCGGAAGCGGGCATGAGCGCGGATGATATTTTTGCAGCCCTGCCCACATGGGGGAAAATGGGACAGGTGTCGCTGGCCGAACAAACGGATCTGGTGAACCTGACAGACAGTCATCTGCGGCACTTGGGAATATCGAAAGACAACCTCGATAAAGCCTTGCAAATTCAATACGCCATTGGCAATGCGGGCAAGTTTGAAATGGATGCCATGGCCAAGTATGGCGCCACCATCGGCGCGAATATGAAGGCGTTTGGCTGGACCGGCATGGATGCGGTGGCTGGCATGTCTGCCGCGCTGCAGGTGAGCCGCAATGCAACGGGTGATGACAGCACCGCTGCCAACAATATGAGTAACTTTTTCTCAGCCCTTGGACAGCGGGAAACAAAAGAGAGATTTAGCAAGGCTGGGATCTCCATCGAGGATGAGTGGAAAGCCGCCATTGCTGCGGGCGCCGATCCGCTGCTTCACATGGTTGAGGTTATCCGCGATCACACAGGCGGCGACCAGTTTCGCATGGCCGAGCTGCTCGGCGATCGGCAGGCGCGTGATTTTGCTGTGGCGATGGCGCAGCAGCTGGAGGATTATCTGGGATACAAGGGGGTTGCCGATAAATCGGAGGGTGTGGTCACCCGCGATCTGGCCCGGATCCTGCACACACCGGCGGCGGATCTGGCCCGCGCCGCGCAGTCGCTGGAGCGCATCACCGGCAATGTGGCCGGATCATTGCAGGGCGCTGCTGCGGGCGCAGCACGTAGCACCCAAGGCACGCTTGACAAGGTTGAGGATTTCACCGCGCAAAACCCGGGTACAACGGCGGCAATAGCCGGTGCCGCAGCAGCGGGAACAACTGTCGTTGGCGGCTGGAGCGCCTACAAAATGTTCAGTGGTGCCCGCGAGATGCTAAAGGGCCTGCGTGGGCTGGGTGTGCGCGGGGCGGTTTCCGGCTCAACTGGGACTGGCGTTGCCACAGGGGCGGCAACAGGCAGTGCGCTTGGTAGGGCCGCAGGTTGGAGCGGACGGTTGGTCGGGCGTTTTGCCGGGCCTATCGGCTTGGGGCTGCTTGGCTATGAGACTATTGAATATTTGCGTGGTTTACGCGGGGAAAAAAGCCAAGAGCAGGTTGATGGCGAGCTTAAAGCACTGATGCGCACACCCTCGGCGACTGCGTCTGGCAAAACGGCTGCCGATGACGGCTTGGCAGAATTGCGCGGACTGCTGGCAGACGTGGAGCGGCAGATTGCGCAGATCAACCCAAACGGCCCGTTGGCAAGCACTTTGCTGCGGCCACTGGAGGCGGAGCGCGATGCTCTGGCCGCAGATATTGCCGAGATAGAGCGGGATATCGAGCGTTTTTCGCGGGAGATTGGTAGGGCGGCAGATGCGGCGCAAAACGCTGCGGCTGGCTTTAACCGCGCGGGCGGCAGTGCAGGGGCAGGGAATGATGCCGGGGCGGGCGCCAGTGGGCCCCAAGCTCCGTTGCAGCCGATGAGCTACCAGCCCACCATTCATATTCAAGGGGGCGGTAATCCGGAGGAAATCGCACAGGCGGTGCGTACCGCGATCGATGACAGCTACGCGCTGATGCGCGATCGCGCCTACCACAATCGCACATTCGCCTGATCCGGATCGGGGCGAATGGCGCAGAGCTGCAATGAACAGCTAAGGGGGACTTATGTCGGTTACTTATATTTTTGGCGGCGTGATGTTCGAGGGGCAGGCTATTGGCTCCATGCAGCTCTCGCGCGAGGCCGGCAATCGGATTGCGCGCCATCAGGTGCTGGATGGTGGCATCGCCATGGAGCGGGTTGGTACTGGGGAAGAACCCTTTGCGATCACGGGTGTGCTGGCGCCGTTTGCCGGTTTTTCCGCGCTCGATCTTATGGGGCAATTGCGCGCAATACAGGCGAGCCCACAGTTGCTCATGCGCGGCGATGGCCGCCTGCTTGGCTGGTACCTCTTGGAAAATCTTTCCGAGAAACACCAGTACATCAGCGGCGGCGGAACGGGGCGCAAGGTGGAGTTTACCGCCAAGTTTACTCGCATGGGCGGGGCAGGTGGCGGGGTATCCGGCCTCCCTGTTTTGGGATCACTCCCGCAGATTGCGCAGATGCCTGGCGTGGGGGCGCTAACCACGCTTTCCGGTTTGCCGGGGACGGCGGCCATACCTGGGCTGAGCAAAATCTCGCAAATTCTAGGCGGTGCGCGGCAGGTGGCAAACCAGGTGGCGCAGGTGCAGAAATTTGTCACCAAGCTGTTTTCGTAGGCTGCGCGGCAACGGGAGGTTGGGATGGCGGCAACTCTGGTAAAAATTGCAGGCACGACAACGGTAAAAACGCGGGGCATGAGCCTGTCGCGGTTTATCTGGCGGCATTTTGGCCAGCGCGATCCGCAGGTGCTCACTGCGGCGCTGGCACTTAACCGGCATCTGGCCAATGCCACCGAGTTACCGCTCGGGGCCACCGTGTATTTGCCCATGGGGCCGACGAGCGGCGCTGACAGCACTGCGGCGCAGGCAGAGGCGATTGTGCAGCTGTTTGATTGAGGCCGACAAAAAAAACAGGCGAAATGGGCATGGACGAGAGCTATTACCGGATTGTCATCAGCGGCAAGGCGGGGCAAAAAACGCTGGAAAACCGTTCTGGCGGCACCCTGCCAGATCTTGCGAAAACGCCGGGTGCAGGTGACCTGCTTTTGCTTAGCGTGAGTGATGTGGAGGGCAGCGCCAGCGACAGCGCCAGCCTGACATTTTGCGATAAAAACGGCGCCATGGTGCTGCCGAACGAGGATGACGAGATCGAGATTTTCCTCGGTCGTTCAGGTGCTTATGGTGGCAAACTTCATTCTGTGTTTAAAGGCCGCTTGCGGGCTCCGCGGGCCAAGGGCGGGGCGCAGGGACGCATCGTTGACGTGCGGGCCGAGGGCGTCGCGGCGAATTCTGCGGCCAATGCACCCAAAACCTGCCAATACAGGGGCCAAACCGTCACGATGATGCTGGCCGAGGCCGCAAAGGCAGCAGGCGAGCCAGCACCTGCGATAGATAAAACGCTCGGCGCGCAGAAAATCGATGTAGAATTACAGGACGGCGAGAGCTATCTGGAGTTCGGCGCCAGACTGGCGCGGCAACTCGGCGGCCAGTTTAAACAGGTGGCAGGGGAAAAGGCGGTGTTGCTGGCTGCAGGAAGCGGAAAATCGGCCAGCGGTAAACCTTTGCCGCGCATTGCTGCGCGCGCAGGCGAGGGCGGCAATCTCATCTCTTATGATATCGCACCGCGGGCGGAGCGGGCGCGGGCACAGGCCGTCATCTGCGCTTATTACGATAAACAGAGCGGCACCGTGAAACAGCTGCAAAAACGTGACGAAACCGGCACTGCGGCCGCCATGCACTTGCCCGGGCAAGCGGCGAGCAAAAAGGAGGCCAACGCCCGCATCGCGGCGGCGCAAAACCAGCTGGCGCGGGATGTGGGCTCGGGCCGCGTGGTGCTGCGCGGCGAGCCGCTGGCGCGCGCTGGCGGCCTGTGTGACCTCACCTGCCGGGCGGGGCTGGACGGGGAGTATCATATCAAATCGGTGCGCCACCAGCTGGGCCCTTCTGGCTGGCAAACCACGCTGCAGCTGGATCAGCCAAAAGGCGGTGCGGGCAAAGACAAGCGGGCCAAGCCACCGCCAAAGCCAACAGCCAAACCGGAGAGTGCAAGCACGCGCGGCGGCGCGGCGTCGCTCCGCCCCGCAGGATTGCAGGAGTAATCATCACCTCATTTATTTTGTTGAAAATTCGGGAATGGGTGGATCAATACGCGCATCTCCGTGGCCCGGCATGGGGGCGAACAGAGAGTTGAGAAGCACGGTGCGTTCGTTTGCTTCCACATTTCCATCAGCCACCAAGTGCTCATAGGTTTTCAGGAATGTCAGGCGCTGGCTGGCATCATCCATCAAGAGCAGGGATCTGAATGTAAAGCGGACAGACAAGCGCAACATCCAGAAATAGACAAATAGCGGCACCGTAATGAAGGCAAGCTTGCCGAATATGTTTGTCAGTTGGACGCTGACCAGTCCCGCTATCTCCGGTACTTGTGTCCCGTTCAGGCTTGTGGATATGCTGGAGATATAGGCGATGACGTTAGCATGGTGATCAAACAACAGCTTCAAAGGCAAACTAAATAATGCGATGCAAATAGCAGCGCTTGTCCAAAATGACTTTTTGTAGGCTTCTTCTTTGTCGGACCATTTTTTTTGCGCGGAGTTTAGATTTGCATTCTGTTCAATGGCCCTGATGCAGTCATCTTTCTTTTCTTCTAGCTGTTTTATCAGCTCTTTCGTCGTTGTCTCTCTGAGTTCTTTCATATCATTGGCAGCGGACTTGCTGAGTTCACTTAGATGCTTCTCGGTTCTATCGCTGAGTTCTTTTAGTTTCTGTTGTTTATCGCTTAGAGAGATTCCGGTTACATCAGTTGATTTCCCTACGTAGGTTGCAGCGTAAATAGAATAGGCTTCCGCAAAATTGCTATTTCCAGCGATGGCGCTTCTAATTTTACCTAGCAAGTCGGCATCTGCTTTTTGTAATTCATGCGCGATTGCGGCAAGCCCGATCATAGAATACACAGTCATTTGTTTTGATAAAATGTTTGCTGACTTTTCGTCTAGTGAGGATACTATAAATCGAATTTGGCTTCCTTTTGCTTCAACCAGCTTATTGCTCGGATTTTTAAGTGAAGCCAAAAGAGCGTCATATACAGCTTTCGTTTCGCTATCAATCGTACTAACTAACAACTTGATAAGTGCAGTGTAGAGGCGTTTTTGCTCGCGATCTAAGTTGAGCAAATCGTCATTAATGCTGACGCCTGGTGCTGCTTCGACGATTTTCTGCGTGGAGAAGAAAAAAACCAGCCACTCGCCATAGGCTTTATCACGATCAAACATAAACAACTCTCTTTGGTGGAAATAACTAATCTATTGCCACCATAAATAGTGGCCTTTGGCAATAGCAGCCGATGCAGTCTAGCAGAAGTGTTAGGATGCGATGTGCCGGCTGTATTCCCTAATCCCGATCGAAAAAGCCCAGGTGGGCGTGATGCAGGCCCACCTGCACAATGCGCTTGTTAAACCGCTTGTTGAGGTGATCCACGGCGCTTGAAAGGGCCTCATGCTTGTTTTGCTGGCCCGCCTCGTCTTGTAAAAACAAATCGGCGGTGCGCTGATCGAGCGCATAGAGCTCGGCAATGGAATAGATGCGGGCACGGTGAAGTTTTTAGGTTACTTTGCCACTGACCGATGGTATATCCCCTGTATTAAGAGGAGCTTAGTTGTAAAATTCTGCTGCCAGTTTTAGTTTGTGGGCAGGGGGATACTTGGCTTTTAACTGAATGGATATTAAGTGTCGCTTTTACAAGAAAACAAATTTTACGCACCTCCTACGTTTGAGGGGCCGAACAATACTTCGATAGAGAATTTCGTTCTTAGTTATGCAGCCGATTATAAAAAATGGAATGACTATTGTATGCGTGTTTCTGAAAGCCTCCGAGAGAAACCAGCCGCCGAAAAGCTTAGAGAGATGGATGGTTTTTCGGAGCTGTATCGGCTTTTTCTAACCCCATTTTTAGCAGATGGAGTCCATCTACAGTTGATAGCTTTTGGCACATCGGCGGATTTTGACCCCAACAGAATTTCCATTTTAAATATTAAAAATGACGTTTCTCGATATCGTGTATTTTTCAGTGTGGCGAGCGAACATTTAGATTGTAGCAACGATTTTTTCGCCGAGATTTCAAGCAATGACGCAGGTGACTGGTTGCTCCATCAGGTGTTTTACATTGATCCGTTTCCAGAAGATGGGAAAGTTTTTTTGCCGTATCTTTAGCGCAGTGCAGATAGTTTCCAACAGTACCCGAAAAATGGGCGTCGGTATTCTTTGGGAAATTTCCCTTGAAAGCTTTCGCTGCCGCCAGCATCCTGCGCAGCAGGCTCTGGTGCAGATTAAGCGAGGGGCGCACTAGTCCGTAAAGAACAAAACTTCATTCGATGTACTATGGAGATCTTGTGTGCGGGGCTTTGGCTCGACGCTTAGAATGACGCTGTCATTGTTTTGAAAAGAGTTTTTATAGTGAGCGGCAAGATTGATCGGGTCATTCTTGAATGCCGTAGCCTGGAGGCCAAAATCATCCATAACCCGCCCTATCAGCTTTCCGTTTTGTGTCTGGGTCAAGAATTTACTGATCAGTTCCTGTTGGGTGTCGCCCTGCCGTAATGCATGATCCAGAACCTCGATTGTTCTTTCATTGATGATGGTCGCAACTTCAATCTTTCTGGGCAGATCTCCATGGCGTATCTGGGATCCCGGCGTCTTGGTCGCTTGCTCATACTGAAACCGAATGACGTCGCTGCCGTAGAACTCTAAACCGGTGCTTGCGTGGCGGTAATGATCCTCAAACATCCAGTGGTTTGGCGAGAAACTGCTATTAAACAGATGAGATTTATCGATATCGGCAGGTGCGCGCATCTTTTGTGGAACAGAAGTTTGCACGGTTGTCCATTTCCCCTCAACTTCAACCTCCGTATCTATGAGCCACAAAGACGCCTCGCGAATACCTGCCTCACCATTATTGGCATCTCGCAGTGAGTTAAGCGCGTTTTTGAGGTTTGGATCAAAGTACCTTTTTAGTTTCCCGTTTTCTAATAGTGGATCGACGGAATTATAACCGGGGGTGCTGCGTGCGATAGTAAAAGAGCTGCTGGGCCCTGCGCTTTGGCTAAAAACATTCTGAACAGGCGCTAAATCCGAGGCGGTGTTAGGCGGCTCCCTTCGCAATCTCTTTTCGAGGTGCTGTTGGTCTTCAGGGCCAGCTGGCCTTTTATGTCCTGCGGCAGGAGTTCTCGCTAGAATGATCTCTCCGGCAGTCCTCTGCCCGCTGGTCTCTGTTTTAGGCAGTGCCGGTTGTTGAAGTGGTAAGCTGTTTGACTTTGATACATGAAAGGGCATGGCAAACTCCTCTATCGATAAAGTAACGGCATACCAAACAGCTTATTGTGTTGCAGAACACTCTATTCAATACCGCTAAATAGCGGGCGAACTACTCGCGAAACACTGGTGATCTCCAGTTCCACGTCAAAACCAAATCAGGAAAATCAATCATGGCAAATCGTTTATCGAGCCGTGGTGCGCGGTTTATTGCGCGCCACGAGGGTATTGTGACGACCGCATACCGGTGTTCTGCCGGGGTGATGACCATCGGCTGCGGCTTTACCGAGCGCAGTCGCATATTCAAAAGCTGGTGGCGGGCCAAGCACGGCCGCCCGTTGCGGCTGGGTGATAAAATCAATCGTGGTGATTGCCACATGCTGCTGAAAAAAATGTGTGATGAGGAGTATGGAGCGGCGGTAAGCCGTACGCTGCCAAAGCTGCGCGGCTATGAACACGACGCCTGCACCTCTGTCACGTTTAATCTGGGCACGGGCGCGCTCAAGTGGCGGTGGGCGCAGCCGCTAAAATCTGGCGGGATTAAACAGGCCGCGCAAATTCTGCGAGGGGGCTACAATCGGGCGGGCGGTCGTGTGCTGCCGGGGCTGACTGCGCGGCGTGAGAGTGAGGCGCGCCTGCTCGTATCAGGTGATTATGGTCTCGATGCCCCTGCGCCGCTCCCGGCTAAAGCTCCGGCGTTCCCAACCGCTAAAAAACAACTGGCGGCGCTCGGCTACGGCGGCGCGCATTTTGCCCGTGAGCTCAAGCGGTTTCAAAAAGATCATCCGCCGCTCGTGGCAGATGGCCAATGGGGCCCTGCCTCGGCAGCAGCCGTACAGCGCAAGCTGGAGCGGAAGCGAGCCGCGCAAAGCGGTGGAGGCCTCGCCGCGATAGGAGCGGCGGCAGTTGGCGGCGGCGGGCTCGACCCCGCCTCACTCGCGATCGGGCTGGCCAGCGCAGGCGTCCTGTTTGGTCTCTACCAGTTCCGCGGCAAGGTTTTAAAACGTCGGCGCACGTAAGCGCAAATCTCACATCTCACCAACACAACTTATGGAGGCTCTCATGTCACTTCTAAAAGGCTGGCGCACGCGACTTGCAGCGCTGTCACTGTTTTTGCTCGGGCTATTGGAGGCGGTAGATCCACATCTGCTGGTGACGTTTCTGGGCGAAGAGGCCCGCTCAGGGGTGCTGTTGTTCTACGCGGTTGCCTTTTATGGCCTGCGGCAGATCACCAGCACTCCCGCAGGCCGCAGCGAGGAGCCCCCGCGATGACATGGTTCCTCTCTAAAATTATGGGAGCGTTGGGGGGCGGTTTGTTCGACCGCCTTTTCCAATCCATAGACCATGCCGGCCTGCAGGAAACCGAACGCCAACGCCTGCGGGCGCGGGTGATCGAGGCGCAGGTTGAGGCGGATGCGGCAACGCGGCAGCAGGCCATGCAAAACAAATGGTTTTGGCGGGCATGGTCATTATTCGCCTTGCCGTTGGGGCTGTGGTGGGCGCTGGTTCTCATCGATACGGCGCTCGATCTGCCCATTGTGGTGCACGATTTGCCAGACTCAGTGCGGCCATGGGCCGATACGATTTTTTATGGGCTGTTTGGGGCAGGCGCGGGCCTGCGTACAGCTGAAACCATAGCAAGCGCCATCACGCGGCGGCGCTAACTAACCGGAGCCAACATGAGCGACCCAATTCAGGCCCTGCTGGGCCTCAAAATTATGCATCTGATCGCCGGGCTCTGTGGTGGTCTGGTGCGGGTGATCGTGCATCCGCGTGCCAGCCTTGCTAACACCATCGGCGCAACTGTGGTGGGGGCGCTGGTGGCGGGCTATCTTACCCCTGTGGTCGCGCCCGTGCTGGAGCGCTGGCTCGGCCCGACTGATGCAGGCGTGGAGGGGGCTACCGGTTTTATGCTAGGCATGTGCGGCCTAGCGCTATCGGAGGGACTTATTAAACTCGCCCGCCGCTGGCGCGATGACCCGACACTGCCTAAGTAG